GGTCCCCTGCTGCTTTAGCCAACACCTCGCTTGGATGTTGGGTTGTGACTTGGACTATCACTTCTAGGCTTCCTGTTTGTGATCTTAGGGGTAGTAATTTCTGGTTCTTCATCTGATTCATCATTATTGTTCTTCATGAGCAGATTCAGTTGTGCTTGCATGACTTTAAAGCGTTCAACCATTGCATTGTATTCTTCATCTCTAATGACTGCTGTGGTCTTGGTTGGCGATGGCATAGAGCTGGCCAAAATAAAGAAGCAGGTGGCATTGCTGGGTAAAGTGAGGCCCCAAACTGATCCTGTTAGGATTCCAGCATCAGTTGAGGCGTTTTCAGCATCATAAGCGTTGTCATAGATGCTTACTGGTGACCCATTTACTAAGGGCTTGACATAATAGATTGTCATTGCTTGCATGTCACCGCAAGAGAAGTTGAAATACACGGCCCAGAGCGCATTAATATATACAGGGTTAGCATTGGCAGTGGAGAATCCTAATGCAGCGTTAAAGCCAGGATCATTAAACTGGACCGTGGTGATCGTTGGCACACTGGTTCGGACTGCAACTTGACCAAATGCTGGGGATTGGGCAATAGCTTTGTCATACAAAGTGACATCATACTCAATGAAGACTGCTCCAAAAGTAGTGGCAGTAGATGGGGTGTACAGGAGGGTCGTGGAGAGAATCGATTGAATGGTAAAACGAGTCTCGTTTCCTGACCTGTCGGGGTGGATATAGAACTCACGCTTGTCAGTCTTTGAAGGATTCCAGGACATAACACACTTGGAGTAAACTGGTGTGACCTTCATTCCAGGGGGCTGCATTAGAGATTCGACGTAAGCAGTGGTTCCAGGTTGCGGGAGGGTGAGCTCAGGATCATCAATGTGTGAAAACAAGAGCAGGCCATCTGTGGCAGTACTTTTGATTGGAACGTAATGAACACGTACCGAATTGAACTTGTACTTGATCCACAACTGTGATTCAATGGCTAGTCTAGTTTGGGGCAAGGCCAGCGGATTCAAAGGATATTCCGCTATCTTGTTGAACTGAGTTGCACCCGAAAGGGAGTAGATGTTACCGTAGTAGTCGCAACCACTAAACCGCATTGCGTCTTTACCTCCAACACGAGTGATTCGCTGAGTGAAGTGAGTCCGAGGTCGGACAAACCCTTCTCTAACAGGGATTGGAGCTGCCTTAATTTCTCTTGGCACTCTTCTTGGGACAGGGGCGGTTGGCCTGGTCTTCTTCCCAGTACGATTCCCTCCTTTCTTACCTCCACGTACAGCTGGTGACTTTTGTTTATTACGTTTTCCGCGGACATATTGTGCTGTCTTATTCAAAGCCACTTTTGCTACTTCAGTTGCTAGAGCTGTTGCTGGTGCAGATAATACTTCCATAAATCCTAATGATCAACTAATTTGTTTTACAAGTCACTAGGAACAGGGGTTTTGGTTGCATGTCAACTACAAGGCGCGGGGATTACAGCTTGACCACCATTTCGGGGTTGCGCGCCCACCTGACGACGGGTTATTACCAGTCAGCGACAAAGCCGGGTGGAGCCTCCGGTGGTTTGTCGACGTTGGCTATGACTTCCTCAATAGCCCTCAGCAAGTTTTCGCTGATGCGTGTTAGAGCAAACTGACGGTCGATGACGGCTTCGCCAGGGATTCCAGTGCAAAACGCACCTAGGCCCTTGACCTTAGCGGCAAATCGTTTGTCTCCTGTCAGTACACAAACTCTATTAGTGAGTTTGAGCCTTTCGACTGCTTCGGTTATGGCAATGTCTGCAGCATCGGGAGATACTGGCACTATCTTGTGCTTCACAACACCTAGCTTGTGGGGGGCTTCCAGCACCTTTTTCCAATTCGTTATGGACGTGGAAACGCCACATATGAATGTCTGGTGTGCATGGATGCGCCAGTCCATTTGCTTTGGTGATATTTGGTCGGCATCAATGAAAAGTGTAGCCCAGGCAAATTCACTGAGGTATGCTTCTTTTAGTGGGGAGCCTAGTTTTGGGTCGGTCAAACCCATAGTCTTGAGTTTGTAGCTCAGTGAATTAGCTTCCATGAATTTCTCCAATGTGCTGACTGCTTGCGCGGCGGCTAAACTTTGTGCTGTCTTCTTGGATGCAGCACTGGCAGTAAACAGAAAGGTTTCCCCCCGGATGTTCATGTCCAACTGACAATGAAACGTTGGCATGTGGGAGGGGCCACTCATTGTGTCACGGTAAACAGGTGCGGGAATTCCATGTTTAGTACACAGCTCTAACAATTTGCCCTTGACATTGATTTCCATGTTGCCATTGATGGCATGCATGAGTTTGTTCCATGCTTTGGAACTGATTGCCCACAAGTAGTCAAAGGTCTGCTCCATTCGTGGTGAGTGGCGGCCAATTAGGTTCACAATCTTGTCCAGGATGTGACCAATGTTCTGCATGTTGGTCTGGACTAAATCATGAACGCCACGAAGGAGGATGAATGCAACGAGGATTTTAATGGGATGTATGCCTCTAGACACAGAGCCGTCTTGAGGTACATACTCGAACTTGTCAGCAATGGTGCGGATCCACGTCTCATTGTATTTACAGTTGAGTGCGAAGACGTTCCACAGGGAGTGTAGTAGCATTGCAAGTGGCAAACCACCTTTACTGCGACCAATCCAGGCCCAAAGGTAATGTTGAAGACCAGTGATGCTGTAGGCAGCAAGGCCGGGATAGCCGCCTATCAGAACAGATCTGTAAGCCTCCAACAAAAATATTGCGTGTGTAGCCATAGGGTGGAGAGCTTTGACTGATTCTTCAACGATTGGTGCGACAATGCACGATTGAAAGAGTTCCCTGGTGAAATCGTTGCTGGGGTCGAAATGCTTCAGCAAATCGATGAGTCTTTGATTTAAGTATGGGTGCATGCGGAAGAGGATCAACGCGGCTGCCAACTTGATAGTCAACCCTAACCCAAGTGAGAGCATTGGTGGGGTGAACTGGGACTTGCGTTTAAAGGAATCATCAGCTAGCACGTCTCGTTCAATTATTTTATCAAGGTACGGGTGCGAGATGGTGCAAGGTAAGCTTTTGATTTTGACGTCAAGCCAGGCCTCAAGTTCGGCAATTTGGGCAACACTCAGGTCATATAAGTGGGACAACATCTCAAATGTCTCCATGCTGGCATGGTGTACTGCTGAAGCATGGATCTTCTCCTCGGGTCTGATCTCAATGGCCTGAACGTCATCGGTTAGTTCAATGGTTTTCCTGATGATGACGCGCAAGACTGGGATGAAATGAGTGTCCTTGTGCAATCCCTGTGCGACTGCTCTAAGCCAGCGGCGACCCATGTGGTCGTTGTACTGGGTTCGAGAGTGGAATGACTTAGCGATGATACGGCCTATCTTGGGGCCAAACACGATACCATCATTGGTTGGGTAAAATCGCCCAGAGCAGAATTCAACGTCGTAGAGGCTGTGGACGTAGAGTTGCTCAATACGATAACCAGCCAGGGTCCATACGCGTACATTGATGTCTGCATGTTTAGGGGCGTGACGTCCAAGCATGATGGTGTAATTATCATCACCAGCCACAAATGTGATCCAGTCAGCGTCGGGGATGTCTGCGAGTTCTGCTACTCCTTTACTGAGTGTTCCGTTGATGTTAGAGTCACCAGAGCTAGTATCTCCTTCACCTGATTTGATGGTGTATGTCATAGTGTAGCTGACGCCGTGTCTTGTGTGACCAATTGACACTTCGCGGGCTAGGAGTTTTCGTACAGCTGGTTTGGCTTTGAAGCGTCGATAAGGTCTGTTCTTGCATTCGACTGCCTCTCCTCCTGTGCGAGCATCAAAACGACTAGCGTCGGACTCACTATGAACCACATGTCCTCTCATGGACAAGTAGTCAATGGATTTTTCCACTGCAGCCCCTAATTGTTCAGCGTTTAATCCGCTTATGTAAATAATGTTGGTTCGGGGGCGTGGGTCATCAGGTTTGGGCGTTACTCTGCGTCCTAAGGGGTCATCATCCATGTGCACAAAGTTATAAATGGCGCACTCGGGGGACCACAACCAAGCCAAGTATTTGGACCAGGCGTACGTGGTGGGGCCAGTTACCACCTGGTAAACAGGGGATCGTCCTTGTATCAAGCGTGGGTCATATGTCTCAACATTGACAAATTCGTCGTGGCCCTCGGATACTACGGAGCTTTTGAATTGGAATTCTTTCTTGACAAAGGCTTTAATGGCTAGTTGTGGCCTGGAATTGATGGACTGCATTTCACGGCGAGCTCTGCGCAGCTCTTCTCTCCTCTGTGGGGGGAATCGTAGCACCCATGCATCAAAGTGTGGGGCTTTTAACCTACCGTCAACCACCCAAGGACTGCCTTCCACAACTGGAATGATCTGGTCACTTAGGGTATATAATATGCTCCACAGCGCCGGGCTGGCTTCGTCTCTATTGAGGCACCCTCTGTTAACAACCGCAACCAATTCATTACAAGTGCAAGATCTGGCTATCAATGGCTTAGCGATATTTACAGCAACACCATATTGTGTTGCGCCATGACGCTCAGTGCAATCAGGTAAAGGGGGTTCTGTAACAGCAGCATCACGATGAAGCTCTGCCCTTGGTCGATTCTTGTTACAAATGTCAGGATAGTGAATCGGGGCGTGGTGGTTGACACAAGCTGGGCCAACATTCGAAATTGCAAACCTGTAGACTCTGTTGTAGACCCTTGTCCCGCACCTCACCAGTTTATACCAAGGGGAGGTGATCCAAGGGGGGAGGAAGCTCGAACCATTGTGCATTTGTTTGGCAAACAAAGAAGTAAGAAAGCCAAAGAATGATTGGATAATGTCTATTATGGACATTGGCTTCACGTATGAGAATACTCGGCGGTTAAGAACACCGGTTTTCCTCTTGCGCCAGAGAATGAGGAGCAATACAAGCAGAATGCTGGTTGTAGTGGCGAGAACAGGGTAGACTGGGATGGTATTGAGTGCCAGAGCGCGATTCAATTTGGCTACGCTAGCTTTGTATTTCCAGTCATAGTAGACGAGGGTGGATAGCTCAAGCTTGACATCACCATAAAATGCGAGGGTGACGACAGCTGGTAAGGAATCAGCAATGTGTTGGGGGCTCATATTGTACTTCTTGAGCACATCCTTGGCCTTCTGAAAGGTGCTTGCCAACAAATGAGAGTCTCTATGCTGCCCAGAAACGTATATTCTCAGGACGTTAACTGCTTCTTTTGGTACAATTGCCCGTTTGTGGGTAGTATCGTCGTAGAAGATCAGGGTCCCATATAGTGAGAAACACGCTTGTGCTGGGAAAGAGTTAAACTCATAAAGAGTTGAGGCAAAAGCATCCTTTGAGAGTATGCTGCGAATGTCTTTCAAAGTGCCAAGACATTGTGGGTTCTTTAGCATGCCTTCAAGGGTTAGTGCTTCAGTGCACATTGTTGATGTGTCTCTATCTGGTTTGGAGCTAACAAAAATGAGTATTTTAGTGTCGCCAATGGTGGTCAAGACACTCCAAGCTAATGCTTCGCTACCATTTGTCCAGAAGGAGGATGAGAGCATCCAGGACTCGTCAGGTAATTTGTAAGTCTGATTAGATTTCTTGGTTTTGAATCGAACTTCCTTTTCATCTCTCTCGTAAACGAGTTCGCCGTGGTGAAGGGCACCAGTGATTTCTGGGAAGTGTCTAAAGGCCATAACAAAAATGGATTTGTCACTCTTTCCAATGGCATGGTAGATCAACTCTGGTGATGGCGGCTTGTGAGGATAAATGGTGAACATGAAATCAGGACATTCGGGATGTTCGCAATCAGTAGCCCTGATATCAGTCATGGGGTCACAAGTGCAGTATTGCCTTTGGGAAGTAGTGGTTGCCATTTTGAGGAATGTGGTTTGGACATCAGCATCAGGCTCAGTTCCAGGGTTGCACACCCACACACCGTGTCTCTTGTTCTTGACGTGTCGTTGCGGCTTGCCACCAATGTCAATCACAGCGTTACAGTTGGCGAATTTATTGCATATGTAGTCCTCGACTATGATTCGCTCAACGGCTATGAAAGGGTGGTCGTGTGGTGTTCTACCTGGTGAGTATGTGAAGTAGTAACCAGGATATTTGCTCTTTAGGTATAAGGCCTCAACCTCATTAATGGAGAAACCAAGTTCAATCTTCTTACCCTGCTCTTTCTTGTCTTGGGTAGGTTTTGGTTCATTTACTCCTAGGGTTTTCATAGCAGCATCAGTGAGGTAGTTCAATCCTTCAGTCTGAACGTCATGTTCACGTTCCTCTGATGTTTCTTTTTCCCTCCAGGAGTTTTGGTCGGATCTTCCTCGATTGGAATTTCCGCCGCGTCCACGACCGCGGCTGCCTCCGCGATTTTGTCCACGTGGATTTGAATTTTGACCTCTTGGTCCTTGCTGCATTATTAACTATCAATTATATATCTACAATAAGAGTTATTGATGTCGTCAAATATGCAACGCGCGTTTTACGAAACCGAATTGGTAAGATTGGGACTAATCTTATTAAGC